TATGACGACTACTGCGAAGGCGACCAAAGCCTAGAGCACGACAGGCAAGACTACGAATCAGTCCAGAACGCATGGGCACGAATCAAACAAGGATAACGTGGGACACGTCCCACACTATATAACTAGAGGATATTATCATGGCAAAGTACTATTGGAATTTGAACGACTTTGAAGAAGTTAAGGCTAACTACAGCAACACCAAGCCCATACGTGGTAAGGGTGGGAACGCAGGTAAAGTACCTATCGCGTGTCGTACTCGCCCCCAAGAAGAGATAGTCAAGGTCAATGACAACTGCTATGCACTGTACGATGACACGTTCTGGTGGTGGCAAAGTCACCGAGAGAAGTGGGCTGAGCATGGGCAAGCCGCAATACTGTGGAGCTACAACCCCAAGAGTAAAATTGAATCTATCCGCATACGCAACACTGGTGTAGGTATGAACGCGTATGGCAGAGTGGACTTCCTGTGCCGTTTTCTACCCCGTATGGGTGCTATCACAGTCCGCAGTACCGGCTCTGGACGTTATAGCGTTGTTACTGGAGGTGAGACATATTACCTACCTAAGAATATAATGCACACAAGAGATCGACAGCTCACTAGCACAGGGCATAGCGACTACATACCTTACGATGGTATATCGGAATACGATGGTATGGACGTTACGTTTACACGCCCTGTAGGTACGTATAAGTGGGAGCTAAAAGGTACGCCACACAACCCACCACGTACTCGCGTTGACAAGGGAACCAAGGCAAAGTTCAAGGAGCCTATCGACCTTTTCCTTGATTGGTGTTGGATACGTACGCCTAGTATCATTGACAATCTGAGTAGCGGACGTGAGCGATACGAACGCGAAGCCTTATTTAAGGATAGCGCGTTAGTGAGAGATGCTGTGTGCAACGAAGATGACGAGAACCGTTTCGCCCTACTAGTGCATTTCCTAGAGAGGGTTAAGTACAACAAGGCGTGGGACGCTAACGATGACTGGGCGCGTGACCCCAAGCAGTACCGAACTTCATTCAATTCGTTTATAAATTCTGCGTGTGGCTTTACGTTCACGACAACTGAATATTAGGAGAGAACATCATGGCTAAAATAGCTAACAGAACAGCGCGTGGTTACGTGCAAGAGTGCCGACCTTTCGAGGCAAATAACATATTCGCTGTGGTACGCCACGGCAATGACCAAGCACGTTACATCGTGTATTCGTATGGTACACACTTTCCCCTGTGGATACGTGAGGGTGGCGTGTGGTATGAGAATGTAACCAAGTACAGCCCTACTACGTCGAAGCACAAGACGCAGACCAACCCGTACGTCGAGGCGACTACCCCTATGGAACGAGAGGCTATGGTTACTATCGCTAACCACGGCATAGCAGGTCTATCACTTGGCATGGGAGAAGAATGATGTCTAGATACATGGAGATACACCCCATAGATAGAATGACAAGGTTTTTTCCTGAGGAATCTAGCCTAGCGACACGTTACGACCCAGATAAACGCGTTAGGTTCAACGCAAAGGCGGGTGAAGTACTGGATTTTATTAGGAGAGTCCAAGGAGCTACACGTTGTAACTTCTATATACGACATGATGGCTGCATACATATTCAGTACGAAGGCGACGAGTATTCGTGTGGGTATTTACGTGTCTTCTTGAGCAACGAAGGTAAGACTACTTACCAAGTGTGGGCACCGAGTATCGAGAACAATAAGTATAACCCTCATGGTGAGCTACACAATACCAAGTCCTCGACTAACATAGAGGCCGCCGTTCGGAATGTGAAGCGTCACGCCATACCGCTAACTTTGAGTGAGAAGCGACATCTACACGTTCAAGGTTACAGGCATAAGATTACGCTTCACCAGAACGTGTTATGCCAAAAGTATGCCGACAACCTAACTGCTATAGGTATGGACGCTCGCGATGCGTACAAGGTGTGGAGAAGTACATTCACCACCCCCGCCTTACTTGATCATCTAACCCTAGCCGTCAAACTAGATGGCTTTGACTTTGGCTCACTCAAAGGCGATATAGCCGCCGCCATAGATGCACTCGCTGATGTGGAGGTTGAGCGTAAACTGATGGGTAAGCGTGAGGCTAAGTTTGTACGTGTTAGTAGAACTGCAAGTGGTCATCAAAAGTTTGAACTCCTACCCCTCCCTGACAAGGACGATGACTGGCGTACCAAACCCATAACTGGCGAGGTGCCACTTACCTTTACAGGTTCAGAGTGCTTACCTGAGTCTATGCTACAAAAGCTGTCTGTACTTACCACAGTAGACTCTGATGAGTACGTACGTGGTGTAGGGATGAGGACTCACGTACCTAATCTATTTATTGTAGAGGAGATTAAAAACGTTGGATAGTATGTACAGGGTACAGATAAGAGACACCGATGTATCCGTAGTGGGGTTGGGATTAGACGTAGTGGACAACGATCTAACAGGGGTGTACTCTGTCGAATCCTTACCTCAGTTGTTAGAAGATAGACTAGCGGTATTGATGACGTGCGACCCAACGCCACCTACTCACATGGTAGACGGTATTGGGAGGCGTATCGACGACAATACATTTTGGGTATATAAATAGGAGAATAGTATGAGTGCTGTTGAAGGGTTTGTTATCGCACTGTTTTTGTTTTTTATTACATTCATGTTGGTACATGCAGTGATGTACAAGATGGAAGAGACGCGTGCATGGAACCGTAGGCGCATACTGCAACGGAGGGCTGAGCGTGAGAGTAAAGACATATAACGTACTGGTCGCCGCTATTGAGGCAGGTATACATTACGGATATGTAAGAGCGCACAAGCATACGGATACCCCTACCCGAGCGCAGTTAGAGGGGGAGATAGAGCGTGAGATTTGGAACGCTATTGATGAAGTATTTAACTTTGAGGACGAGATAGATGGACAAGAATGAAATTCAAGATAAGATAAAAGAAGCCCACGCCACTGCCGATAGACTGTTGACGCAAGCTGAGCTTAGTTCTAAATGGAATAAGGTGAACGTATATATGGGCGAACCTGTTGGCGTAGTAACACGTTGGCACACGTTAGCTGTAGTGGGTGTGTTGGTGTTAGCGTTTTGGTCGCCATTCTCAAGTGCCGGTTGTAGTATGAAGACGGACAGTTGGGGCAACAGCAAGTACACATGCCACGATGGTAACTCTGGTACGTTGACTACTGATTCGTGGGGTAACACTAGGGACAGCCGTACTGGTACTACGTACCGCACTGACTCATGGGGTACAACACGTGGTAGCGATGGCTCTAGTTGGAAGACTGATTCATGGGGTACTACACGTTTCAACGATGGTACTACATCTAAAACTGACGCATGGGGCAACACACGATACAGTAACGGTACTGTGTGTAAGACTGACTCATGGGGCACAACGAGGTGTAATTAGTGAGAGGACGCACGCATGGTGGGAAGGGTAGCAATGCCCGACCCACCGACACTCAAAAATTTAACGACAACTTCGACCGCATCTTCGGCAAGAAGTCGGTCACTGGTATCACAGAGGGCAACAAGCATGGCGATGACACCGGAAGCAAAAGTAAAAAAGAAAGTGGTGGAGCAACTAAAGGCTCTTAACGCATACTACTTTTTCCCCGCCACTGGCGGCTATGGTAAGTCTGGCGTACCTGACGTGGTTGGGTGCTACGAGGGAAACTTCTTTGGTATCGAATGTAAGGCAGGTAAGAATACACCAACAGCTTTACAGGAGATGAACCTCAAAGAGATAGCAAACAGCGGTGGTATATCTTTGGTTATCAATGAGAAGAACGTGGAGTACGTATCACAGGTTCTCACTGGTACATATATAGACCCCAACCAAATTGAGTTGTTCTGATGGGGTTTCTCATACCATCTAAACCTGTAATGGAAGTGGAGCTTGAGCCTATCGAGGTTACTATCCGCAGGGAACAAGCTCGGCTACAAGACATCGAGTTCGACACCGATGAAAAACCAAACACCTACATGCTTGACTACATGCGATCTGAACGCGCACGTGGTATCACGCAGTGGGTAACAAACTTATAGAGGAATAGATATGGGCATCAACGACACCACCCCCGAACAGTGGGACGCATTACGTAAGAAGCACCCTACCATCGTAGGTAAGTATGAAGATTACTTTAAGAAGCCGGTAGAGGAAGAGTGTATGGTGAAGAATCCTTCGCACTACAACGCCGGAGGTATTGAGTGTATAGAAGCTATCAAAGCATCTATGTCTACCGAATCATACACAGGCTACCTGAAGGGTAACGTACAGAAATACGTTTGGAGGTATGAAGATAAGAATGGGTTGGAGGATCTGCGCAAGGCGCAGTGGTACTTGAACACGCTTATTGATGTTTTGTGGGAGGAGTAATGGATTTAATTACGTTGGACTTCGAGACGTACTACGACAAAGACTTCTCGCTACGTAAGATAACTCTTGAGAACTACATCCGCGACCCTCGCTTTGAGATAGTGGGTGTAGGTATCAAGGTAAACAATGGGGATACAGAGTGGGCATCTGGCACACATGAGGAGTTACATGATTACTTACATACGTTCGATTGGGAAAACAGTATGGTATTGGCTCACAATACTATGTTTGACGGCGCTATACTCAGTTGGCTTTTCAATATCCGTCCTCGTATCTGGGCTGATACTCTGTGCATCGCTCGCGCTTTACATGGTGTTGAAGTGGGTGGAAGTCTCGCGGCGTTGGCTACACGATACGGAATCGGACAGAAAGGGACTGAAGTCCTCGACGCAATGGGACTTAGAAGATTAGACTTCTCTGACGAACAACTCGACAGCTATGGCGATTACTGCATCAACGATGTGGAACTAACATATATGTTATTTTCTAGGATGGGTAAGGGGTTCCCGAAACAAGAGATGCGTATCATCGACATGACGTTACGTATGTTTATCGACCCCATACTTGAGCTAGACCTACCACTACTGGAAACGCATCTGAGTAACGTGAAGCAGAGAAAGCTAGACCTTATAGAATCCTCTGGCGTTACCAAGACAGACCTGATGAGTAACCCTAAGTTCGCCAAGCTATTAGAAGCTGAGGGTGTTGAACCACCGATGAAGACTAGCCTTACTACAGGTAAGCAGACGTACGCGTTTGCCAAGTCTGACGAAGCGTTCAAGGCACTACAAGACCACGAAAACCCACGCGTGCAAGCACTAGTGACATCAAGGCTAGGTACGAAAAGCTCCCTCGAAGAGACACGTACAGAGAGGTTTATAGGTATTGCATCACGTGGACTTCTCCCGGTACCCGTACGGTACTACGCCGCGCACACCGGTAGATGGGGCGGTGATGATAAGATTAACATCCAAAACCTACCGAGTCGTGGTGTGAACGGTAAGATGTTGAAGAAGAGTATTGTCGCACCAGAGGGATATGTGTTGATTGACTGTGACTCCTCGCAGATCGAAGCACGTGTACTCGCATGGTTGGCGGGGCAGGATGATTTAGTACAAGCGTTCGCCAACAAGGAAGATGTGTATATAAAGATGGCGGCACGTATCTATGACATACCTGAGAGTGAGGTGACTGCCGAGCAGAGATTCGTAGGTAAGACTACCATCTTAGGTGCAGGGTACGGTATGGGTGCAGTACGATTCGCTGAACAGTTGAAGACCTTTGGCACTACTATGGAACCCGCCGAAGCTAAAAGGGTAGTACAAATCTACCGTGATGCTAACTGGAAGATCGCACAGCTATGGCGTTCGTCACAACACATGTTGGTTAGCATGTCGCGTGGAGACGACTTTACGTATGGTGTGAATAACATGGTGCGTTGCAAGTCGCGCAACGGTACGGCAGGTATACGCCTACCATCGGGACTATGGATGAAGTACGCCGACCTAGACTACGAGCAAGGTGAACGTGGGCCAGAGTTTAGTTATAGGACTCGACGTGGGCGCACACGTATATACGGTGGTAAGGTGGTGGAGAACGTATGCCAAGCTATTGCCAGATGTATCATGGGCGACCAGATGTTAGCGATAGCTAAAAGGTATAAGATTGCACTGACAGTACACGATTCCGTGGTATGCTGTGTAAAGGAAAGCGAAGTAGGTGAGGCACGTAAGTACATCGAAGCGTGTATGAATACTACCCCCGCATGGGCTGATGGGCTACCTATCGCATGTGAGTCGGGTACCGGTAAATCATATGGAGAAGCAGGATGAGCGACGATAAAGTTATATCTATGGAAGATTTTAGGAAGACTGAACGTGAGCTAGATGGTAACCCTGAGCTAGCTCCCAAAGAGGAGCTTGAGGGTGTAGAAGACGCAGGGTTTATACGTACTATGTTAGTGGAGCAGAAGGAAACACTGTTTGCTGTCATTGAGCAGGGTAGGTTGACGGAAGGGAAAGAGAAAGACCTATATGGTATCGTGTTGACAGAAGATGAGCTTAGTCAGACTATCGAAGAGCTTGTATACATACAAGAACTAATGCAGGAATATAAGGACGGGGGAGAGAACTGGTGAGTGCATCCCCTTGGTCGTTTAGCAGAATAAAATCTTTTGAGCAGTGCCCTAAGAAGTTCTACCACTTAAAGGTATCTAAGGACTACAGAGAGCCAGAGACCGAAGCTATGTTGTACGGCACTGCCGTACACTTGGCGGCAGAAGAATACATACGTGATGGTAAACCCCTACCAGAGAAGTATGGGTATGTTAAGCCTATGTTGGATTCTCTCATGCGGTTCGAGGGCGAGTTCCTATGTGAGTATGAGATGGGACTGACTGTAGATTTAGAGGCGTGTGGGTTTAAGGACGACAACGTGTGGTACAGAGGCATAGCTGACTTGGTTATCTTGAATAAAGAAGCTAAGACCGCGTACGTTATTGACTACAAAACAAGCAAGAACACTAGATACGCAGACAAAGGTCAGTTAGAATTGATGGCATTAGCTACCTTTAAACACTTCCCAGAAGTAGAAACCGTTAAGGGTGGTCTGTTGTTCGTAGTGTGTGAAGAGCTTATAAAGGATGAGTATAAGAAAGAAGATGCTCCGAAGCTATGGGCAAAGTGGTTAGGTGACTACAAGCGCATGGAGAAAGCCTTCGAAGTAGATGTCTGGAATCCCCACCAGAGCGGCCTATGTCGTAGGCACTGTATAGTAACTGAATGTGTACACAACGGTAGAAACTAATGCCCTATAAGAATAAAGCGGATCGCAAGAAGCAGGTCAATGCCCCCAGAGGTAGTGCGGCGCACGAAGCGCGTATGGAAAGACAACGTGCCAGACGTGAGTTCGACAAGAAGAAGGGGTATGCGAAACGCAAGGGTAAAGACTTGAGTCACCGTAAGGCGTTGTCAAAAGGTGGCAGTAACAAAGATGGCTACTACGTAGAGTGTTCCAGTAAGAACAGATCGCGTAATGGGCATAAGAAGAAATAACCTCCTCGGGTTGTGTGTAGACGTTCAGTGTGATGCGTCTTTAAACAAAGCGGTATGCCTTTATATCCTCTGGGGCCGGTGTCACCACCAACCGTAAAAATCGCATTAGCTCGCATAGGTTTAGTTGATACCTGCATATGTCGGAGTTAGCCTCGCCGGAGCGAAGGAGGCCTCTAATTCAAAGCGCGTTGTGGACACCCACTTCGTGCTATTTCGTATCGGAGCGAATAAATGGAAATAATTGATAACAAGGCGTTGCTATTAAAACTACGCAACCCTAAACACGTGACAGCAGTTATACCTAAGAGTAAAGAGTTGTCAGGCAATCGAGTACTAGTAAGTTGGGGAATGGAAGAGGCGCGTGTACTAAAGAACCTAAACATAAAAGCCCCCTCCCCAATACTACGGGAGTATGAGTGGACAGGTAAGTACAAACCTTTCGACCATCAGAAGGACACCGCAGGGTTCCTAACCCTTAACCAAAAATCTTTCTGCTTCAACGAGCAAGGTACAGGTAAGACAGCCAGTGCTATATGGGCGGCTGACTACCTAATGAACATGGGGATAATAAAACGCGTTCTGGTTATATGCCCTCTATCTATTATGGACTCCGCATGGCGTAACGACTTGTTTACCTTTGCTATGCACCGAACGGTTGACGTAGCGTATGGAGCAAAAGATAAACGCCGTAAGATAATTGAGGAGGGTTCAGAGTTTGTCATCATTAACTACGATGGGGTGGAGATAGTACAAGACGCTGTGGCAGATGGTGGGTTTGACCTAATCATCATTGACGAGGCTACTCACTATAAGAATCCTCAGACCAAGCGATGGAAGGTACTCAACAAGTTAGTCAAGCCAGAGACATGGCTATGGATGATGACAGGTACTCCCGCCGCACAGAGTCCAGTAGATGCCTACGGCCTAGCTAAGTTAGTAAACCCCAACAAGGTTCCTAGGTTCTTGGGTTCGTTCAGGGATCAGGTAATGCAGAAAGTTACTAACTTCAAATGGGTTCCTAAAGACACCGCGACGGATACAGTGTTCAGAGTACTACAACCTGCAATACGTTTTACGAAGGATGAGTGTCTAGACCTTCCGCCTATGGTGTACGTCAAGCGAGAAGTAGAGCTTACTCGACAACAGAAGAAATACTACAAAGAGCTGAAGAGTAAGATGGTAATGCAAGCGGCAGGAGAACAGATCACGGCGGCGAACGCGGCGGTCAACATGAACAAGCTACTGCAAATATCTGCGGGGGCTGTGTACACCGACGATGGAGACTCGTTAGAGTTTGACATCAAGCACCGATACAAGGTGCTACAAGAGGTGATTGCCGAATCCAGTAAGAAGGTACTAGTGTTCGTGCCGTTCAAACACACCATCGACATGCTGACAGAGAAGCTACGCAAGGACAAGATAACCGCCGAGGTAATACGGGGAGATGTATCTGCGGGCAAGCGAACTGAGATATTTAAGAGGTTCCAGAACGACGACGACCCGCAAGTGCTAGTCATTCAGCCACAGTCGGCGGCGCATGGTGTAACTCTTACAGCGGCAAACACCGTGGTGTGGTGGGGGCCAACAAGTTCCCTAGAAACCTACGCGCAAGCCAACGCACGTGTACATAGATCAGGGCAAGACCAGAAATGTACCATCGTCCAGCTAGCAGGTAGCCACGCAGAGAAACGTGTATATGCGTTACTTGACAATAGAATTGACGTACATACAAAGATGATCGACCTTTATAAAGAAATACTTGACTAGTTAGTTAGATGCGAATAGAGTGTACTTCCTTTAGCTAATTGGAGGTTTATGATGGACAATGTAGTTACTGCGGAGAAGCTGACTGAGACGTACTTGAAGATACGGAGTAAGCGGTCAGAACTCTCTGCGGATTTTAAGGAGAAAGACAAGGTTCTTGTGGAGCAGATGGACAAGGTAAAGAGAGCATTACTTGAATACTGCAACGAGCATGGACTGGATAGTGTTAAAACCCCTGCGGGATTGTTTTATAGGTCTGTAAAGACGAGGTACTGGACGAGCGATTGGGAATCTATGTACAAGTTTGTTTTGGAGAACGAGATACCTGAGTTCTTCGATAAGCGTCTTAACCAAGCCAGTGTGAAGCAGTACTTGGAGGAAAACCCCGACCTTGTACCTAAAGGTCTTAATGTAGATTCAGAATACGCAATAGCGGTGAGGAAAAAATAATGGAACCATTAGTAACAACTGAAGGTGTAGCTAAGCACTTTCAAGTATCAATCGCTACCGTACGTGCATGGGTTCGTAAGGGTGATATACCCGAAGATACCTACGCCCATTTCGGTAATACCTACCGGTTTAAGTTGAGTGCCGTAGTTGATTCCCTACTCAACAAGAAGTCCAGAGAAGACGAGTCAGGAGATGTTGAGACACTTGTCGATGACCTGTCTTGGGACGCGTCGGAGGACGTATAGTGGATCGCCGAATCAGTATCCGTGGTGGAGAGATTAGAACCATAGATGGTACTGTAGCATCACAGGCGAAAGACTTGTTAGATGTAGTAATCGTAAACGCCGCGCCAATATCACGTTCGTACTTTGACAACACGTATGATCCGAACGTAGTAAAGGCTCCGGTATGTTGGTCGCCCGACACGCAGGTACCTGCATCGGATGTGCCAGTGGAACAGAGGCAATCTAAAAGATGTATGGATTGTACTCAGAACGTAAGAGGTTCAGGTCAGAATGGTGGTAGAGCGTGCAGGTTCGCACAGAGACTTGCTGTATCACTACCCGAAGATCTGGATGTAGTTTATAGACTACAACTACCCGCTACTTCTATATATGGTGTAGGTAGAGGTGGGGACATGCCCTTGCAGGAGTACGTGAAGTTTCTATCCGCACGTGATTCTGTAGCTACTGGGGTTGTTACTCGGATGTATGTAGATAGAGAAAGTGTAGTACCCAAACTTTATTTTAAGGCTGTGAGACCGTTATCAGAAGAAGAGTTGTGTGTGGTGGACGAAGTGACCCTTGGGCAAGACTCGCAAGAGGCAATACGCCAAGACGCATATAGAGCACCGGAAACAACATCTCCCTTTGGTGTGGTAGATGGCTTTGAAATAAACGCAAATTAAAATATAGGAAAATTGATATGACACATTTAGTAAGCAACGTAGAAATTCTTTACCCACGCATCAACCAGTGCTACCGTTTTTGTAACCAAGAAAACAAAAGCGTTCCGTGTGATCCGTTCGAGGACGGCGCTAGGTATGAGACCAAGTTCCGTATGGATAAAGACCAAGCCAAGGCGTTGTACAAAGCTATGGCAACTGCCTACGCGGAACGTAAAGAGAAATCTTGGCCTGAGAAGTTAGCTATGCCATTCGAGCAAGATGACGATGGTATGTTCGTAGGTAAAGCTGTACTCAAAGGCGCATACGGTAAAGACGCTACTGCCAAACCTAAGCAGTACGATGCCAAGAGCAAAGAACTTCCTGAAGACTTTAAGCTCACCACTGGTAGTGTTGGTAACGTGGCAGTTGTATTTGTACCTTACAACATGCGTGACAACGGCGTGTCATTACGCCTGAAAGCAGTGCAGGTTACCAAGTACCAAGAGCCACAATCTGCGGCTTCTCCATTCGATGTTGTTGACGGGTTTGAATTAGAGGTTGACGAAAACCCATTTGAAGTGCAAACTCCAAAAGCTGCTCCTCAAGAAGCAGTTAGTGACGACATCTTCGAAGATGAACCGAAGAAAGTCTCCGAGCCTAAGAAGGTTGTAAAGAAGGCGGCTCCCGCTAAAAAAGATGACGCTGATCTTGCGTCAGTCATCGACCAATGGGACGACTAAGTTAGTCTCCTAGAAAACTAATCCCACAGCTAGGATTGATTACCCGAAAAGGGCGCTCACGCGCCCCTGCTGTGGCGACTCTCGGAATTAGGAATAGGATATGGATACTAAAACATTTTTAGATAGCACGTTGGGGAACGAAGGCTTCTATTGTTTGTTTGCGAATAACTTGAGTACTGGGCATCGTCCGCAGTCATTCTATCGCTCCACTGGGCAGTTGATTGACGCGGCGAAAGAGTTAGATGCTAAGGGGTACGATGCGTACTTCGCGTTATGTACGTTCGAGGATTCAAAATCACGTAAAGCAAAGAATGCGAAACAGATTAAAGCGTTCTTCCTCGATATAGATTGCGGGGAAGGCAAAGACTACGGCACACAAGCAGAGGCCGTACAAGCATTAGCTAAGTTCTGTAAGACGGTGGGACTACCTCGTCCCTTATTAGTAAACTCAGGTAGAGGCGTTCACGTATACTGGAGACTCACAGAGACGGTATGTCCTGATGACTGGAAGCCGGTAGCCACACGCCTGAAGAAGTTGTGTAAAGAGCACGACTTCAAATGCGATAACGCAGTTACCTCCGATTGCGCTAGGGTACTACGTATACCCTTCACGCATAACCACAAGACTACCCCTCCGTCAGAAGTTGGGTACTTTGGTGTAGTACCTGCGCCTGTAAACTTTGACACGATGTCAAAAATAATTGGTATAGACCAGATACCAGTCCCCTCTCGAAGACCTGCGGGAGCTAACGCTGTAATGGCGGCACTCACCCCAAACTACAAAAGCTACTTCAGAGACATACTACGTAAGAGCAAAGACGGTCGAGGGTGTGAGCAGTTGATACAGGTGTTGCGTAACCCTGACGCTGTTAGTGAGCCTACATGGTTCGACGCTGTGTCTATTGTAAAGCACTGCGAAGATGGCGGACGTGCGGGGGTACACAAAATATCTAAGGGGTACTCCAACTACGACCCCGAAGAGACCGATAGCAAGTACGATACTACTAAACACGTACATCTATGTAGTAGCTTCGACTCCAACAACCCCGGCATATGCCAAGACTGCCCAAACTGGGGGAAGGTAAAGTCGCCCATCACACTAGGTAATCGTGTAGAACAGGCGACCGCCGAAGATAACGTGGTAGAGGTGACAGTGGAAGCTCCGGCGTTAGACCTACCGGACACCCCAACGAATACGTACACCATACCTGAGTACCCCAAACCTTACTTCAGGGGTAAGTATGGCGGTGTATACACTAGAAGCACTGACCCAGAAGGCGAGATAGAAGAGAAGCTGTTGTACCACAACGATCTCTATGTCGTACGTAGACTACGCGATGCGGAGATAGGGGAAGCCATAGTTATGAGACTGCACCTACCGAAAGATGGGGTGCGTGAATTTACAGTGCCGCTGACTGCCGTTACATCTAGGGATGAGTTCCGTAAGCAGATGTCTATGCAGGGGGTGGCTGTTACTAAGATGGATGAACTAATGCAGTACACCACGACATGGGTAAACGAGTTACAGGCTACGGCAGTAGCAGACGAAGCAAGGCGCCAATTCGGTTGGACAGATGATAACCACGACACATTCGTAGTGGGGAATCAGGAGATACGTAAAGACCGTATAGGGTTCAACCCTCCATCCTCTGCAACTGCGGGGCTGTTTCATATGTTCGAGCCTAAGGGTACGTTGGAGGAGTGGAAGCAGAACGCAGATTTCTACAACCGCGATGGATTCGAGATGCACCAGTACGTTGTGGGTACAGCATTCGGTTCCCCTCTTATGGAGTTCTCTCCGATCAGTTGTGCGGGATTCCATATCCACAGTAAGGCGACAGGTATTGGTAAGACTACCGCCATGCTATGTGCCGCTTCTGTATGGGCTAACCCTAAAGAGTATGTGGTTGAAGAGCGAGACACACAGGCAACTCGTATGAACCGTGGTGAGCTATACCACAGCCTACCGTTGTACATCGACGAACTTACAAACGCTAAGGGTGACGAGTTATCTGACTTGGCCTATCAGCTATCTGGAGGTAAGCAACGTAATCGTATGTCCGGCAGTAGTAACGTGGAGCGGGTGCGAGGTAAGTCTTGGAGTCTACTATCTGTAAGTACGGGTAATACTAGCTTTGTTGAGCGTGTAAGTATGGTTAAAGACATGCCGAAAGCGGAAGCACAGCGTATAATGGAGACTCGTGCAGTTAAGAAGTTCTCCGAGACAGCAGATAAAAGTGAGACAGATAAGTTCGCCAATAGTATCGAGAATGTGTACGGACATGCAGGTTTACCTTATATACAGTATATAATGGCTAACAAAGAAGAAGTTAAGGCACTGATGCAACGCGTACAGCTTAACATTGACCGTGAAGCAGGGCTTACACCTGAGAACAGGTTCTGGTCAGCGGGAGCAGCGTCTACCTTGACTGGACTAATCATAGCCAAACGCCTTGGTCTGGTGAACTACGATATAAAGAAACTTACCAAGTACGTCATACAGTTGTTGAAGGATAACCTAGCAGTTGTGAGCGGTATGGATTGTTCAGCCTCTGATACCCTGAACGACTACATCCACGAGCATTGGGGTAGCATCCTCAAGATCAAAAGCACTGACGACTTACGGAAGAACAACGGTAATGGGCTAGACTCCTTAGTTATACCAGAGCTAGACCCCAAGGTTCGCTTAGTAGGTAGGTATGAGACAGATATAAAGAGGGTGTACCTAGTACCAAAACCTCTCAAGGCTTGGTGTGGCAGACAACAGATAAACTACAGTTCGTTTGTACAAGACCTGAAAGATAAGTTTGGTGGTAAGACTGTGAAGATGCGGCTAACCAAAGGCACTAGTATGCAGTTGGATGCTTCGACTGTGTTGTCCGTTGATTGTTCGGGAGTAGAAAGTGATGACGACCCGAAGGACGAATGATTTATGCCCCGATGGGGTTAGGGTAGTAGTTGCTTGGGATAGTATGGTTGTGGGGGCGTCGATATTTGTCCCCTGCATCAACACCAAGAAAGCTATCCGACAGATAAAAAATATAACTAATAAGAAGGACTGGAAAATAGAGTCCCGAGTACACGCCGAAAACGGCTTATTGGGCGTCAGAGTATGGCGTACCTGCTGAATATGGCGTGTTAGTTCCCCGTTGCCCCCCGCCTGTTTCCGAGACAGGTTAGGGGGGTTTTTTATTATTCCTTACCAAACAACACTTCATATCCCTGTTTGTACTCATCACGACTTCGAGCCGCGTCAGCACGTAGAGACTTAGTGATAGTAACACCGTTGTGCATAGTCGCAGTTGTACGGCTAAACTGACTGGCAGATCTTCTAATAGTCTCGCCGTTAATGCCTTGTCTAGGGTGCCGCTTATTGAACTTCTTTATATCTTTAAGTATAGCTTTAGCTTCCTCTACATCACCAAAACGTCTAGCGATATTTAGGTTTTTAAGTAGCTCTTGGCGTTTGCCCGTAACACCGCTCTCTATACGCTTACTCATACTAGCTTGCTCTTGTGCAAACGTGTACTCAGCGGGAGCGAAGCCCATAGTCTGGAACGCTAGGTCTTTAAACGACATGTCGTCGTAGATAGGATCACCTCGACGGGTGTATATACCTTCATCCCTAGCGAATCTACCGAAAGTAGACTTGTAGGCATTCGACAGTGCCGCAGGTAAGATACTCTCTATACCCCTCTCCGTCTCTCCCTGTCTCAGATCT